CTCCTTCTGACAAGCGTGGATTATGTGATCGAACCTGACGAGGAACGTCGTTGGGGCGTCGCTCGTCACACCTTCTCCTGCATCTATTTAACCACCGACTAAAATGGCGAACCACTTAGGCCGCGAAGGCACCGTCAAAATCTCGTCGACCACCATCGGCGAGCTCCGCAACTACTCCTTGGCTCACTCCTCCGACGTCGTCGAGGACTCGGTCATCGGCGACACCTACCGCACGCGGAAGGCCACGCTGAAGACTTGGAGCGTCAATGGCGACCTCTACTGGGACGAGACCGATGCCGGCCAGATCGCGCTGACCATCGGCTCAACCGTGACCGTGAACCTCTATCCCGAGGGCATCGCGTCGACCTCCACCTACTATTCCGGCGGCGGCATCGTCACGAAGTTCGACATCAGCGCCGCGTTCGACGGAATGGTCGAGGGCTCGATCAGCATCGAGGGCAACGGCGTCCTGTCCACTTTGACGGTCTGAGGTGAAGGATGGACGCTATTGACCTAGTTCGCGAACACTTCGCTTCCCTCGGGACCAAAAAGATTGAGGTGCCCGAGTGGAAGCTGACGATACACGCTACGCCTGTCACGTTGGCCGAGAAGGCGCGCCTCTACAAGAAGAGCCGCGAGAGTGATATGGAGCTCCTCGTCGACATCCTTCTGATGAAGGCGACGAGCGAGGACGGGAAGAAGCTCTTCACCATCGAGGACAAGGCGGTGCTGCTCAACCGCGCGGACTCCAACGTCCTCGCGCGAGTGGCGAACGCCATCCTGGCCGACGATGCGCCGAAGGCTGAAGAGCTAAAAAACTAGCCGGCGGCGAGGCTGGTGCCGACCTCCTCGCCGTCTATGCGCTCGCGGATCGTCTCGGCAAGTTCGCTCACGAAGTCCTTCAGATGCCAGCCCACGAGATGAATGGCTGGATCGCCTACCTAAACCACCAGCAGCGAACCCAACACCGCAATGGCTAGCGCAACCTTTACCCTACGGGCCGTCGACGCGACGCGAGCCGCGTTCGCCTCGGTGCAAAATTCGCTCCAGAAAACGAGCAATTATGCAAAAAACATTTCAAAAAATCTAACGACTTTTTTTGGATTGAGGGCGGCAGTTGCTGGAGTGCGCCAGTTGAATTCCGCGCTTGAAGAAGCCGAAAAGAACGGAGGAAAACTCGGACTTACTCAGGATGAAATCGATGGATTAACAAATGCGACGAATCTTTACGATAGGGCGGTTCAGAATATTCAAATAAGCTTTGGCAAACTAGGCTCGCTAATCGCATCGGCTTTTGGAAAATCACCAACGCCAGCAGCTGACGCACTAGTAATCCGCAATGATCGCCTTCGAGATCAGGTAAGGGAAATAAATCAGGAACTCGAGAAGCAGATAATGCAAAATGATCTGCTTTTGAAAAATGATGGAGCTCGGATTCCCTTTCTAGAAAACCAACTTCAGGCCGCGCGAATGCGAGCCAAAATGGGGAAGGATGATCTGGAAATCGCGCAAGCGAATCTTGAAGTTGAGAAGATAAAGGGAGAACTGACAGTAGCCAATCAAAAGATTCAAGAGGATCATGTTTCGCTTTTAGAGGATCAGTTTCAATTAAGGCGCGAACTTAATAAGGCAGTAGGAATCGAGGAAGATCAAGGGGCGCTTATTGCGGATTTGCTCAAAAAGCGTTTGGAGCTAACTTTAGAAATCAAAGAAGCCGATGCATTGACTCCGCAGGGTCTTGCAGATCAGAACCTGTTTCGCGCAGAACGAAACAAACTTGATCGAGAGTTGATTCCATTACTGAATGAGAGATACACTCTAGAAAAACAAATCGGTTCTACGGTCGCTGATAGTTTGCAAACCGCAATTCTAGAAGGCGGTAAATTCACCGACGTGCTTCGCGAAATGGGGGCGCAACTTCTAAAGTTGTTGTTGTATCAGATGGTCACAAGGCGCATTGCTAGTGCCATCACCGGATTCCTAATTCCTAATCCTCTTGCTGCGATTAGCGTTGGTGAGCTCGTAACAAAAATACCGGCTCGTGCCAATGGAGGACCAGTAACAGCAAATCGAGCGCATATTGTTGGAGAACGTGGGCCGGAGTTATTTATCCCAAATTCATCCGGCACAATAATTTCTAATTCAGCAATGCAACGAAGCAATGGTTCTAGTGCAATGATGGGAAGTGGCGTCACGGTCAACTACCACATCGCCGCCGGGGTTACTCGCGCAGAGCTTGCTCCAATTCTTGATGCAGAACGGCAGCGCCTAAAGGCCGAGATCCCAGATATGGTGCGCCGTGGTGGCGCCTACCGTGCAGCGTTCGCCTGACCTATGGCAATCTCATATCCACTAAATCCGCCATCGCCGTTTCGCATCTCGCAGCTTACGCTCTCAGGAATGAGCGCGACCTCGCGCAACGTCTCACCGTTCACGTTCCAGACGCAGCAATACAACTGGCCGGGACAAGCGTGGATGGGGGCGGTCGAGTGCCCACCGATGACGCGCGCTGCGGCCGAGGAGATCATCGGCTTCCTGCTGGCAGCGCAGCGCGGCACGTTCTACTTCCAGGACTACGCCAACACCTCGCCGCGGGGTAACGTGACCGGCACGCTGACCGTCAGCAGCGCGACCGCCAACACGTCGACGCTCGGCATCTCCGGTGCGACCGGCACTTTCGCGGTCGGCGACTGGCTTCAGATTGGCACGTCGCTTTACAAGGTCGTGCAGGTTAACTCGTCGACCAGCGTCGATCTCTTTCCAGTCCTGCGCTCTAGCTACGCCGGCGGCACTGCGATCACCTATTCGAACGCCAAGGGCGTCTTTCGGCTAGGAGAATCGCGCACCGAGTGGTCGATTCAGCTAGCAAGCATCTACGGTATAACCTTCTCGATCGTGGAGGACGTCGCGCAATGAGCATCACAACCGCAGGCCGGACGCTCTCGGCCGCTATGGTGACGGAGGTGACAACGGTGCAGCTGGCGCCGGTCATCCTCGTTTCGCTTAGTTTCCCTTCTGCTTACACGCGCCTCTGGACCGGATACGGCACGCTGACCTACGCCGGCGTGCCTTATCTCGGCATCGGCACCTTCGGAAGCATCTCTCCGATCGAGGAGACGACCGACCTCGCGGCCCGCGGCATTTCGATGCGGCTCTCGGGTGTGCCTACCGCCAACATCGCGCTCGCGCTCACTGAGGACTACCAAGGCCGCGATTGCACGGTGCTCTTCGGCGCTCTCTCGCCCACCGCCGGCACGCTGATCTCGTCGCCGGTGACGGTGTTCCAGGGGCGGATGGACGTGATGCAGATCTCGGACGACGGCCAGTCCGCCGACATCACGATGACGGCCGAAAACCGGCTCGTCGACTTCAAGCGGCCGCGCGAGGTGCGATACACGCACGAAGAACAGACGGCGCTTTTCCCAGGCGACCTCGGGCTGGAGTTCGTGACTGCCATCCAGGAGAAAGCAATTTATTGGGGCACTGAGAAGATGAGCCAAAACAGCGACTGGAATGGTGGAGATAAGAATGGTGACCGTGAGTACGAATGAAAGCTGCCGACATTCCAGCCGAGCTTACACGCTTTATTGAGGAGCGGCGCAACCAGCCGTTCGAGTGGGGCGCGAATGACTGCTGCCTCTTCGCGGCCGACTGGGTGGCGCGGGCAACGGGTCGAGATCCCGCGGCGCGTTACCGGGGCACGTACTCAAGCGGCATTGGCGCACAGCGCATCATCGACAAAGCAGGAGGAGTTTTGGAACTGGCACGTGAACTGGGTCTTGAGCAAACGCAGATTGTCCTTGCTCGTCGCGGTGATGTAATTGCTCGCGATGTGGGCAACGGCATCGGTTTAGGTATTTGTCTTGGAAACGGTGCCGCATTCGTGGGCCGCGATGGACTGGAATTCTTCGACCTTAAAGGCGCCTCTTGTTGGCGCATCTAATTATGCCTGTCGCACTTATTGCTAGTACGATTGCCAAGATTGCATTTGCGGCTAGTGTGCAAATGACCGCAGCGACAATTGTTCTGGCGGCCAAAGTCATTCAATTTGTTGCATTTGTAGCCGCTTCGATGGCGGCCTCTAAGCTTCTGCGTCCCAAGATGCCGAGCTTTTCAGATGCTTCGCTGACCGACCGCTCGCAGATGATTCGCTCGCCGATCGCGGCGCGGCAGATCGTCTACGGCCAGACGAAGACATCGGGCGTCATCGTCTACATCTCGACGACTGGCACGAAGAACGAGTACCTGCACCTCGTCGTTGCGCTTGCCGGCCACGAGGTCGAGGAGATCGGCGACGTCTACTTCAACGATGAGCTTGCGCTAACGGGCGCGGGCAGCGCCGCCCAAGGCCGCTTCACGGGCTATGCCGAAATTTACAAGAAGCTCGGAAGCGACACGCAAACGGTCGAGACGAACCTTGAGACGGCGACCTCCGGCCTAACCGATGGCAAATGGACGAGCAACCACCGGCTCCGCGGCATCGCTTACCTCTACGTGCGCTTGACCTGGAGCGAGAAGGTCTGGACCGGCGGCATCCCGAACATCTCCGCGGTGGTCAAGGGCAAGAAGGTCTACGACCCGCGCACGACTACGACGGCTTACTCGGCCAACCCTGCGCTCTGCCTTCGAGACTACTTGACTAGTTCGCTGGGGATGACGATGAGCTCGGCCGAGATCGACGACACGGCCGTAAGCGCCGCGGCAAACATCTGCGACGAGCAAGTCGAGATTAAGCCAATCACTTCGCCGGCCACCTACGAGAACCGATATGAGGCCAATGGCGTGCTCTACACCAGCGCTTCGCCGGACGAGAACATCGGCAAACTAATTTCCGCGATGGGCGGTCTGATCGCCTACTCAGGCGGCAAGGTCGTAGTCTACGCGGCAGGCTATCGGATCCCGACGGTCACGCTCACCGAGAAGCACTTTGCTGGTCAGATGATGGTGCAGACAAAGACCTCGGCGCGCGACCGCGTGAACGGAGTTAAGGGCGTCTACGTCTCGCCGCAAAACGACTGGCAGCCGGCCGACTTCCCGCAGATCACATCGACGACCTACGTTACAAAGGATGCTGGTTTAACTTACTGGCGAGACGTCGCATTGCCGTTCACGACCTCGCCTTCTTGCGCTCAAAGGCTGGCCGTGATCGAGCTCCGTCGCGCCCGCGAGGAGATAACGATGACCGCGCGCTTTCGCCTTGAGGCGATGCAGGTCCGCGCCGGCGACACGGTGATGATTACCAACTCAAAGATGGGTTGGACCCAGAAGGTCTTCGAGGTGATGGAGTGGAACTTCGCAAGCGACGGCAATCCGCCGCAGTTGGCGATCGATATGACGCTGCGCGAGACGGCGTCGACGGTCTACGACTGGACCGTCAACGACGAGATCTACGTCGATGACGCGCCGAACACGACGCTGCCGGATCCGTTCACGCTTTCCGCGCCGACGAACCTCACGCTGACCGCGGACGGCACAACGCAGCTGATCCAGGCCGACGGCACCGCTCTCCCGCGGATCCTTGTCTCGTGGTCCGCGCCCGCGGAGGAGTTCATCCAGGCCGGCGGCAACGTCGGCATCGAATACAAGGAGAGCACGTCGACGACCTACCTGACGTGGAACACCGTTCCAGGCTACCAGACGACGGACTATATCTCGAGCGACGTAAAGATCGGGCTGACGTACAACGTCCGCATCTTCGGCGAAAGCTACTTCCAGGTTTCGACCTCCTACGTGACCGCGACGGTCAACGTGCAGAAGGACACGGTCGCGCCCAGCATTCCAACGAATCTCGTCGCGACCATCGGAACTGGCGCCGCGGTGGGGCTCGACTGGGACGATTCGACCGCGCCCGACTTCTCCGAGTACGGCATTTACCGCAACACGACCGGCGTGACGCCGGCCAACGCGAACACGAACAAGATCGCGGAGGTCGACGCTTCGCGCTTCGTCGATGTGGACGTGACGGTGGGCACGACCTATTACTACTGGGTCAACGCCTACGACGCGCTCGAGAACGTCTCCGGCTTCGCTACTCGAGTGCAGGCGACGCCCGTCGCGATCACGGCCGGGGCTGTCTCCAGCGTTGCGCCGTCCACGCCGAACGCTCCGACCTATGCGAGCGAGACGACCTACCTCGCGAGCGATGGCACCTCAGTTGCCCGCATCACGGTAACGGCGCCGGCAATGCCGACCGGCGGTGCGGTGCTTCAGATCCTCTACCGGCGCAGCGGAGCGAGCGAATGGGTCGTGGCGAACGTGCTTGCGTCTGGCTCGATCGCGGCGTCGATCGACGACCTTTTCCCTGGCGTCGCTTACGAGTTCGCGGCCCGTGCTCTGTCCTTCTCAAACGCGGCAAGCCCCGTCTCGACTACTCTTTCGCGTACGGCACCAACGAACAGCACGGCACCAACTGCTCCAAGTGCATCCTACATCTCAGGACAGAATGCGGAAGTCGTATCTCAAGGTGCAATTCCGATGTATGCTATCGGAGTTTCCATCACGGCTCCGTCATCAACCGATGTAAGTAGGCTTGAGGTAAAGATTGTATTGAGCAACAGCTCGTCCGACACAGCTCCAGCTTGGTATCCGAAAGGAAATGCGGATCTCTTCTCTTCGTCTATTGCACCCTCGCAGGCAATCATCGTTTTCTTTTACCAAGCGATTCCGACAACAGCCGGCTTCGGTTTTGCGCGCGTCATTTCTAGATCAGGGACGGCATCAAGTTGGACAAGCATCGGGAGTGTTCAAGGGACAACGTCTTTGATCGTCCGACCACTCGGAACAGTTTCGCAATACAACACAGACAATGTTACCGTCACAGGCATAAGAACCGGCGGGGGAAGCAGCACGCGACAGATCAATGTCGTCTTCTCCGACTCGGTCGTCGCCAACTTGACCGGTGGCGCTGCGACGGAAAACTTCAACGTCTCGTTGACCAACCGCGGCTTTGGGGCCAAGCCTGACATCGGCACCGCGCAATGCGCCTCCGAAGCAACCCTCGTCGCTGCCTACGACTTCGACGCCGCAGGCAACTCAAGCACCAACGCCGTGGTTCGCGTGACCACGCTCGACGGCACCAACGTGCCTGCGGGTAACGCGCGCTTCTCGGTCGAGTTCACCGAATACACCTGACCTATGGCTCTTCAGAAATCCTTCACTCTGCCGAGCGGCATCTCGGGCAACTACATCCGACTCGTCGCGCACCGCTGGGACCGCGCGGCAAAGGAGTCGTCTGCGCTCTTCGCGCTCTACGTCGACGCCGCCGCGGCGCAGTCGGGCAAGGCTCCGCTGACGCCGTGGATCGCGAAGCTGTGGCTGCGCGGCGACAAGTTCGACGAGTATCTGAGCAACGCGGATCTGACCAGTCCAGGCATCCTCTCCCAGCTCTACGTCGCCGCGAAGGCCGAGCCGATCAGCTGCGACTTCGGCAGCAACGCCTTCGCGGACGCGGCGAACGTCTGACTGTCCGATTCCGCCGGACAGAATTCTCAAAATAATAGTTGACCGCGGCGGGCTGGTCTGCATTGTCGGTGGTGTCGGAGGCAATCACGCCCCGGCGCAACAACGACCACAACGACAATGACCGGAAAGATTCTGCATCAGACCCAAGACTCCGTCTGGGAAGTTCGCTCCCGCCGCGGCTCGCTGCTCGCGATGATCTGCTGGGACGAGGAGTTCGGCAACTACTACGTCAGCGCCGGCGATATGGACGCGGAGCATTTCAAGACGTTCGACGAAGCGGCGAAGTACGCGGAGGTGACGCCGTGAAGCGCCTCCTTGCGCTCCTCGCGCTAGCTTCCGCCAGCCACGCCGCGCCGCCGGAATCCTTCTGGCGGGCCTTGCACCAGGTCGAGACCAGCAGCCGCACCGGCGCCGTCCTAGGCGACAACGGCAAGAGCCTCGGGCCGCTTCAGATCTCCCGCGCCTATCACGCCGACTCGCGCGTCGCCGGCAGCTACGAGCAGGTGACTGACCTCGCCTACGCTAGGCGGGTGGCGACCGCGTACTTGCAACGCTACGCGCCGCAGGCGTGGGCGCAGGGCGACGTCGAGACGCTGGCTCGGATTCACAACGGCGGACCCAGCGGGCATCGCAAGTCGGCGACGCTGGGCTACGCTGAGAAGGTGCGGAGGGCGATGCGATGACGAGAGCACGCAGGCTGCTGTTCGGCAGCGGCAGCAACTTCGCGCACTACGCGCTGGGCCAAGCCGTTTGCTTTCGCCTCCAGTCCGAGTTCGCGAAGGACGAGCTCGGGCGCCGGTGCGCGCGGTCTTCGATGCGCCAGCACGCTCTGACCTACACCCGCGAGATCCTCGCGATGCAGGGCAAGCAGTTCCGCCTGCTCGGCCGATGAACAACGACTACAACCGCAGCACGCCGGTAAAAAACACCAGCGGCGGCGGCCACTCCGCGGCGCGCTACACCGGGACGCACGGGCACAAGGAGCGCTCGCACTACTGGGTCTTCATCCCAGGCGAGGGATGGGTCACGTGGAAATCAATTCACAAGCAAGTGACCGCGGCGTTCGCGGACTGGGAAATGCGCCACATTCTCGGACTTAGGAAACCAAAGAACAGAACACAATGACTGACCAACAAGCCAACGACATCATCGCCGAGCTCCGCGCCATCCGCGCGCTGCTCGCCAACAAGCCAGCGGCTCCGGCCGCAGCTTCCGCGCCGGCTCCGGCTGGTGCTTCCAAGGACATCCCGCAGCCCAGCGAGCTCGTCGACGACCCCGGCAGCGTCGAGGTCCACTTCGGCAAGAACAAGGGGACGCCGCTCCGCTCGCTCGGCGCGAAGAGCGTCGAGTGGTACGCCCAGGAACCTGAGCCCAGGATCGGCAACAACGGCAAGCCGTTCCCGCCGCGGGCTGAGGACGTTCGCCTGCGGAACGCTGCGCGCCAGATCGTCCACGGCAACCGCGGCACGCTCGCCGCTGGCTCGAAGGTCACGCTCGTCAGCGAGCAGCTGACCGAAGAGGTGCCGTTCTAAACTTAAAGGGCGCGGCCGAGACTTCCCAGCCGCGCCCTCAACCCAGAAGCAAAACAACAACACAGACCGAACAATGAGCACCGAAACCGTCAAAGAAGAGACCCAACTCGCGGCCAGTCCCGCGGCCAAACTCAACAAGGCGCCGGTCACCTTTGGCGCCCAGGGCGTGCAACTCGCCTCGCTGGAAGATGCCTACAGGTTTGCCAACGCCATCGTCGCCTCGGGCTTCGCTCCGAAAGGAATGGAGAAGCCCGAGTCAGTCCTTGTGGCGATCCAGCTGGGCGCCGAGCTCGGCCTGACGCCGATGGCTGCGCTCCAGAATACCGCGGTCATCAACGGCCGGCCAGCCATCTATGGCGATGCCGCGCTTGCGCTGGTCCGCGCCTCGGGGCTGCTGACCAGCTACAAGGAGGAGGAGATCGGCGAGCCCAACACCGACGCGCACGGTTACCGCGTGAGCGCGACCCGCGGCGACGCCTCGACCGTCGAGACCTTCACCGTCGCCGACGCCAAGCGCGCGAAGCTCTGGGCCAAGGCCGGCCCTTGGACCGACTACCCCAAGCGGATGCTGCGATTCCGCGCCCGCGGCTACGTGCTGCGCGATCTCTTTGGCGACGTGCTTAAGGGACTCCGCACCGTCGAGGAGGCCAGGGACATCCCAGCCGAGCCGGTCAATGTTACGCTGCGCGGGCTGGGCCTCGGCGACAACCTCTAAGCATTATCCAAAATGGAAACCACACACGAGATCAAGAAGGCCGCGGTGATCGCTGCGGCCAGCGAACAAGTCCGCGCGCTCCTCGAGACGCACTACGACGCGATGCGTAAAGCGGCAGAGGAATCCTTCGTCGACGACGAGAGCCAGGCCGAGCCCAAAGCGAAGGCGTCCTTCACCATCGAATGGGACGCGCTGGCGATGGCGCCCACCGTCACGGTCAAGGTCGGCTGGAGCGTCCGCTTCAAGGACGAGTCTGAAGCCGTCGTCGATCCGCTCCAGGCCAAGCTTGAGATCGGAGGTGCCGAATGAACGCCGCAATCCGAGGTGAGCCGTCCGAGGTTTACCACGCGACGGACGCCATCTCGCACAGCAAGCTCGAGGTCTTCCGCCGGAGGCCCGCGCTCTATCACCGGAAGTACGTCCTTAAGGTCGTGCCTGACGCGGACTCGTCCGCGTTCGCGATCGGCCGCGCGACGCACGCTGCGGTGCTCGAGCCGCAGACCTACGGCACGCTCTACGCTCGCCGGCCAGACGGCATCGACCGGCGCACCAAGGAGGGCAAGGCGGCGTGGGAGCAGTTCGCCCAGGCTAACGCCGGCAAGACCATCCTCGATGGCGAGGACTTCGCGCTGGTCGAGCAGATGCTCGAGGCGGTGATGGCGCATCCTGCGGCCTCGGAGCTCTTCGACGCCGGCGAGCCTGAGCTCGTATGGCGGAAGCAGTTCTCAAGCCTCAACGTGCAGGCGAGGACGGACTGGTTTAACGCCGAAGGCTGCGCGCTTTGCCCGCGGCCCTACGTCGTTGATCTGAAGACCGTCGAGAGCTTGGACGACGGAGCCTTTCGCAACTTCGAGAAGGCGTTCGTGAACCTCGGCTACCACCGGCAGGCCGGCTTTTACCTGCCGCTGCTTTACGACTGCGGCATCGCCTGCACCGACTTCTACTTCGTCGCTGTGGAGAAATGCGAGCCATACGGCGTCGCCGTTTACAAGGTGAGCAACGCGGCCTTGCAACGCGGCCAGGAGGAAACGCTCTCAGACCTCGTGCGGCTCAAGCAATGCATCGAGTCCAACTGCTGGCCCAATATGCCAGACGACGTGCAAGAGATCGACCTGCCGGCGTGGTATAAGGAGGGCGCGCGATGACGCTGAACACTATTGCTTGGCTGACGGTGCTGCTCATTGCAGTCGTGGCTTACGCGCTGCTCACCGCCCAGGATGGAAAAGGAGGTGACGAATGAACTCGCTCGAGATCTTCGCGCTCGGCGCAATAATGCTCTGCGCCGGCATCTCGGTCGGCTTTCTTTGGGGGCTCCGCAACGGCGAGCGCCTCGGCCGCGACCGAGAATGGATGGATAGCTTCTTCCGCAACATCAAGAAGGACGCCGAGCGCCGCGACAAGGCCGGGAGGTTCAAAAAACGATGAGCGCACGACCGAATCCAAAGTCCGAGTTGATCGACGAGATGGTCGCGCGCTTTGCGCCGTTCAAGGAGATCCAGGCCGCCGTTCGGATGCAGCAGGCCGCCGTGCGCCAGCGCATCTACAACAAGGGCTACCGCCGCGAATACATCACCGGCGAGGAGCGTGCGCACCTGCTGCGACGGAGGGGGGTGAAGCCGTGACTGTAGATTGGAAGAATCTATCCTGGCAATGGGCGAAAGCCAACCCGGACAAGGCGGCGCGCAGGATCCGCGATCTAGAACGCGAAAACGCCGCGCTGAGGGCTGACAAGGAGCGGCTGGACTGGTGCGATCGCAACGATGCAGAGCTTACAAAATACAAGCAATACGATGAACAGCCGGGATACGTTGAAATTACGTTCTTCAAAAACGATGAGCTTTTGAAGCTTTATGAGGGAACTGATTGTCGCGCCGCCATCGATGCCGCACGAAAGGAGGAGCCGTGAATCAAGCAACTTGGCCGTGGGTACAGGCGCACCCGATCAAGGCCGCGGAATGGATCCGCGTGCTCGAGCTCGAGAACCGCGAACTCAAGCGAGCGCTGCGGAAGCTGGGTTACGTCGCAAACAATTATCACGGATGCGTTGTCGTGGTCCGCGACCCGTGGACGCTACCGGAGGATGTGATGCCGTGAGCAAGCCAACCATCGCCGACCTCCCCGAGCGCTACCGCCTCCAGATCGCGCGGCAACTCGCGCAGGCCAAGCGGCCGAAGACGATCTCGCGCGAGCCAGATCCTGTGCCCGAGCCCAAGGTCAAGCGGACCTTCGACCGCGCGGAGGTCTTCTTGCGCGCGCTGGAAGTGCGCGGGCTGCCGCGGCCCGAGCG